GCCAAAGCCGAGGCGGCCGATTTCGAATGTATGGGCACAGACAATGCAGAATTGGCTGACTGGATTTATAACAATCTAGAATTTGATCAATTGATATTAGAATTTTACACACCTGGAGAACCAAACAGTGGGTGGATACACTGCAGCTACACTACTGACCAACCAAGAAAACAATTTTTACATGCCTATAAATCAGAGGGTAAAACAAAATACAAACCTGTGATTGGAAAGGCAAAAGACCTTGTCTAAAAAGAGTACATTGTTTGCAGAAATAATTAAAAGAGCAAAGATGGTGGATGGTGTTTGTCCACATTGCGGGGACCATACGCTGCTGATATCAGTAGTGCAAGACTACTACAGATGTTTAAACTGTGGTGGGGACATAGAGCAGAAAGTAAATGGCAAGATAAGTTATTTACCTATAGACCTAACGGTTCAAGAAGTAGATAAAGATGGCCAAACGTAAATTTGTAAACTTTACACCAAGACCAAAGCCTAGAAAACGTCCTCGGCGTCACAAGAAAAGCCTCAATAAATCAGAGAAAAGGGATCATAAACCGTACAATCGACAGGGTAGAAAACAATAAAAAAATTATTTTTATTGTTGACAAATATCCCTAGATATCCTATATATTACGCATACTCAATTTATAAAGTTGCAACTTTGTAAAGCTTTGTGGCGGAACAACGTTTAAGCGGATGTAACGCACAAGACCCGAGGGTTACGGCCGAGTGGCTGAAGACACGGGAATTGGTTCTGAGTACCGACTTATCTAAACAAATTAGATGGGACGCTTCGGGAAAGGTTGTGGGTGACTACCAGGAAGGCCCACCGAGTGAGTTAGTAAAAGGAGAAAGTTATGGTAGATCAAACAAGATGGGGCATCGACATGGTGCAACAAGAAAACAAAGCAAAAGCTTATGAAGATCAAAAGCTTATGCGAAAAGAAGTTGAAGAGTTTATAAAAAATTGTAGTGTATATCAATTACAAAAAATGACAGAAAGAATGAAGGAGTTAAAAAAATGAAAACGGTTACACTAAACGTTGAAGGTATATCACAAGGACAGTGGTCTACATTTTTATTAGAGTTAAACTTAATGAAGAAAGCATGGAGGCCATACGGTGTTGATGTTAAGTTAAAAGCACATTCAATTAATAAAATAATTGAGAAAGGAACAACTGTAAATGACTACACAAGATCAACTAGACAAACTCGCAAACGAGTACAACAAAACAAAAGATCCTAAATACAGAGAAGTTTGGTATAAACTAATAAAAGAACTTGCTTATGGAGATGGATATTATAATTCTAAAGGACGGACTCTACCATTCGATCCTAATCGCAGAGAATCTAACGACTGATTGTTTTGATTTTTGTGACATGGTTCGAGAACGAGTAACTACTTATCTTGAAGATAGAAACCAACACATAATTAAAAGTGGTCCCTGGGGTGGTGGTCAGTGGTTTGGATGTATCTGTCGTTAAGTTGTAGTCTGTTCTTTGCAATCGAAAGCAGTAAACATTTCATATTCATTGATGGTCATTGGATTCAATGACTTTAACATTGTACTAGAATAATCATACCCGTAGATAATACATTTATAGTACTCATCAAATTCAGACATAGGCACCGGTATAGGTTTACATTCATTACCAGGTATTCCGCTGCATATTATCATCATTAATATATATTTTGTCATTGACTTTTAATATTATTCTCCTATATTATCATCATTAATAAACGAAAGGAAATCAGATGACTGATATAACCAAATACAGAAACGTTTCACTCACAAAGGAAACATACTCTACTTTGGAGAAGTTGTCGAAGGTATTATTGCCTGACGCAAAGTTATCCATATCAAAGACAGTAGAATCTATAGCAAACGAAAAAGCTAAAAAACTTAATGGTAAATTAAAGGAGAAATAATGTTTACATTAACTGAAGAACAAAGAAAACAATTATTACAATACATGTGGCAAAGACCATACGGTGAAGTTGCACAACACATAGCAATGTTAGCATCATTAAAACCTGCAGAAAATAAAAAAGATGACGGACCAAAAAAAGATCTGTCCTAATTGTTTTGGTAATGGGTTCGTTAGAGTTAAAGAATCCATTAACCGAATCGATGACGTTATACAATGCGTAGTCTGTAATTCACAAGGCGAAGTACGTGACAAAGAGTATGACGAGTATTTTGAAAGATATAAAATACTGAAACCATCCGATGCGTAAAAGCAGACACTGGCTAGATATTGACCAAGACTCTGTTGATGTAGAGATAAGAGACGAGGATCTAGCGTCAAGGGACAACCAAGAGTTTGCACACACAGATGGTAAGAAAGTGATACAGAAAGATAACAAACGAGTGCCGCGATTCAAAACAAAACTAGAAGAGTTGATATGGATTGCACAACAGAAAGGCAAGAAATGAACGAAGTAGACGCAGCATATATCGCAGGACTCTTTGATGGTGAGGGGTCCATACACTTTAAACGTGGTATCGAGAAGAAAAAGAAACACAAGGGAGATGGATACCGGACCTCTAATTCTATGCGTATTAGTATGGAGATAACCATGACAGATTATTCTGTATTAGTTTGGGTCCATGAAGTCTTAGGTGTAGGCACACTCAGGCCTAAGAGAGTAAAAGGTAAACGTAAAGATGGTACGCCGTATCTAAAACAATATAAGTGGCGATGTACGTTTAGAGATTGCTACCAAGTATGTCTTATCTTGTGGCCATTTGCTCATGTAAAATTAGATAAGATACAACAGGTTATTGAACATTATTCTAAAGAAAAAATTATGAATGGTAATGTTGTAAGTTTAGATGAATACAAACAAGCGATGAGTTTAGAATGAGTTGTCTTAGTTTAATGTTAGCTTTGTCTATGCATGTAGGGTTAGAGGGTAATTATAACTCGATACATCCACACGCACGGTGCCAAAAAGATGCTGTGATATCAGGTATTTATTATAATAGTGAAGATAATATATCTGCTTATGTTGGACTAGAACATAATGGATTTGAATTAGGACTGGTTACAGGTTATGGATACGCGAATGTTGTACCGATGTTACGATATAAAAAAGATAAATTATTTATTGCACCTGCAATTGAAAAAGGTGGGAAGAAAGGATTGGTAATAGGAATTGAGTTTTAAGTGGAATAAATTATACGAATACCCAGCGTCGATGCGAACGTCGATAGAGGGTAAAAGACATTACGAGATAACTGGTAAGAAGTTACCTAGTGTAACAACTATTCTGTCAGCGACTAAATCTCAGGAGGCGATAGACTCGATTAATAGATGGAAGGCGCGGGTAGGCGAGGACCAGGCAACAAGAGTCAAGGATCAAGCGGCAAGCAGGGGTACCAACATGCACTATCACCTGGAGAAGTATATCCTGGGAGAAGGACACAAGGATCTAACCGACGAGGGTCAGGTGGCAGGCGACATGGCTCAAGTGATAATTGACAAAGGCTTAGTTGATTTGTCAGAGATATGGGGCAGTGAAGTTACCCTATATTACCCGGGACTGTATGCAGGTGCCACGGATCTAGTGGGTGTCTACGACTACGAAGATTCGATTATTGACTTTAAGCAATCGAACAAGCCTAAACGTAAGGAGTGGATAGAAGATTATTTCATGCAGCTAGGGGCGTATGCTATGGCCCATAACCAGGTCTACAATACTGAGATCACTCAGGGTGTGGTCTTGATGTGTACACCAGACTATTATTTCCAAAAATTTCAAATAAAAGGCAAAGAGTTTATCAAATATCAACATAAATTCCTAGAGCGAGTTGATAAATACTATTCTAATTTAGAATGATTCTAAACTATATAAATAAGGCAGCATTGCCACAATTAAAAAGTGAGGTTTTATGCGGTTCATCACCACCTATAGGTTTTTTGAAATTATTAAATTTGACAAAACCCTTTAGAAAAAGAGAGGTGATCTGGCACTTTGGTGATCAGCAAGGAATACCAACGTTTTTTGAAGACAGGGGCCGCGCGAGTACTTTGGATTCCATTTTTGCATTTAAAATTCTGGAAAACCTATAGGCCTGATGTTATAGAGAGCTATGCCCAAGAAGAGAAAATTAAATACAATTGATAAAATCAATAACGACATCCCATACCACAAATACAGAGTAGAGTGGGTTGATTGTGTATCTGATTCTGCCTGGGCTAACGATAAGGAGTTTGATAAAATGAAATTAGCTAACCCTGTAAATGAAGGTTGGCTATATGAAAAAACAAAAAACCATATCAAAATATTTGCCTCGTATGATAAGGATGAAGACGGAATTACTTTTGGAGATCGGACGATGATTCCTCGTCAATGGGTAAAGAAGATGACGAAACTTTCTTAACTCTAGGAATAATTTTTTCATCTATATTCTCTTGAGTCTCGCTGTCTATCAAAGGTGAATACTCTTTCATGATAGTTGCAAACTCTTTACGCATATCTTCTATGCTGGCTTTCTTGATGTCACCAGTTAATATCATTTTTTGTTCTACGTACAGAGCTCCAGCTTTACCACGTGCCACTTCTGCATTTGTAGCTGCAGACCAGGCCTTAGACTTTCTTGCTTCATCTCGTAGTCTACCAAGCTCAGTAAGATGGCTTTCTATATCGATCTTATACTTCTGTTGGTTCTCTTCTCTAAGCTCACCTATATACTTTACAACTAATGGAAACTTCTGAGGGTTTTGTAATTCTGATGCTGTGATTCTAGCTCTGTCTTTTTCATAGCCAGCTTCGATAGCACACTCATACGCATGCATACGTCCTTCATTAGTCACCAACAAGTTGGCAAACTTTAGCTGCATTTCGGTCAATCTTTTAGGCACTCCCATAGCTTGACTTTTAACGTAACATAACGTAATAGTCAACCACATGATAAATGCGAAAGAACTAGCTAAACAGCTGGACAATTTTTTAAAGTCACCCACATGTCAAAATGCTAGGGTACAGGTTAGACTACCAAGGGGAGAGTTTCATTCTCCGGATGGTCACTTTGATATTCATTCAATTACTCTATTTGAAAATAATATAATTGGTGCAAGAGAATCACATAGATTGGTGATTGATATTGCTTCTGAGAGTTGGAGAATGGGTTCAGTTAAGAAAAAAGCGTAAACAATTGTTACGTCGAAAAATCGATGGGACCAGAGGCAAAATTTTATCAATATTGGAAAAAAAATACACCAAACATTTCGTACACAAGGCTTGAAAATACTAGCAGTTTAGGTACGCCAGATGTGTTGGCATACAACAAAAAAGGTACATTTTTTACCATTGAATTCAAAGTAACAAAACGTAACAAATTAAGCATTTCACCACACCAAATTGCGTTTCACGTGAAACATCCGAGGCATAGTTTTATCCTCGTAAAGTCCCTCGCTTCCGGCTGCTTGAAACTTTATACAGGGGACCAGATTCAGGAGCTTGTTGTTTCAGGCTTGTTGCTTGATGCTTCTGCGACAGGGCTTGATGCTTGTCGCTTGTTGCTTGAAGATTTAGCTTGATGGTTCGCGCTTGAAGCTTGTTGCTTCTCCCATTCTTTTCTTTTTTTCTCAAGCTCCTTGTAATATTTCGGATGTTTCCAGATCATTTTTAATCTTGTTCTTCAGTATATTCAGTCTCAGTGTCAATGCCATAGCGCTCATCATCCGGGGTCTTGCCCATAATTTTTTTATAAGCTTCTTCTTCGCTTGAAGCCTCAACACCAAACCAAACATCTGTTTTAACATACGTTTGTTCAATTGTGTATTTTTTCTTTTTAGTGTTTTCCATAACTTATATTTCCTACCTCTCTATTCCAGCAAGCCCGGCAATCTTGGCAGCTGTTGCCCTGCTTCGGTGCTGGGCAGCTCGCGCCGCCCTTACTAGTCACCGTCGAAGTCCAAGGCCAAAATTTAACTGGGCCCTGGTCTATCATATGCGAGGACATACGAATGATTAAATTTTTTGGTACAACCTCAGGTTGAATTTGGTTGAGAATTTTTGCTTCTCGTGTTGGCATCCAGTGACGCGTGCCAGGTGTCAACCTGCATACTTCAAAAATTTTATTTAAATGATCAAGATCTTGAATATCTCCGGCATCGTGCCATCTAAAAAATTTCTGTCTTTTAATTTGTGTAACCATTGCAGCAACCCAGCCCGGACGCTTCAGTGCTTCTAGTCGCTGGTACTGTGCAGCCTTAATTGCTTTGTATCTTGTATAGTTACCCTTCAGAGCGTAACAGCTGGCGCAGACGCTGCCTTTAATTTTTCTTAACTTGCTCCCGGTTTTGCATTCCCAGGCTGGCAAGCTGTAACTCAGGCCCGGCATCTTAGACGTTCGAGTCAGTGACCCGGTAATTTGTTTTGCTTCTTTTACTTTCATGATTCCTCGCTTTCTTCATCCAATATAATGATGGATAATTAAAAGTCAATATATTTATTTACAAGCTGCGACAATATTGTCATTTGACTTAAGGGATTTTATAGGATATACTAGGGGCGGGCGGCCGGGGTCATATGCTTGAAGATTCGCGGGCCCACCCTCCCGGGCCGCTTGTTGCTTGTTGCTTGTTGATTATTTTTTTTTAAGAAAAATGACGGGACTACGACCAGCCAACGCCAGAGTCTCTGTGTTCTAGCGGCGGCGCGTTGACTGATCCCAGGTCACACTAAAACCAAAAAAGTTACGAGAGGCAAACAACCCAGTCTCTTCTCCGTTTTGGACATCATTTAAGATTAGTCAAATCTCTAATGTGACCAGGGATCAGTTGTCTTATGGCAAGCATCTCGCTTTACAGCTCAAACGATGGCTGGCTCAGCCAACGCCATTTCCAACACAACTGATCCCAGGTCTATCGTTTAATGTCTGAACTCAGCTAGCACCGTCCAGCGCAAACGCTTTGCAAAACGTACAATAGACCAGGGATCAGCACCCAGGAAAGACGGCAACAAGTTGCGGTGTGATCCTGGGTCTGTCCTGAGGGTTTCCCAATTTTAAGTGCAGTACAACCCACAATCGAGCACTACTAGTTTGAGTTTATAACGCCGTAAGCTAGTAAAAGGGCGTAGGTAAGATTTAATTCAATCTTAGATCCAACATAATGGATTATCCTATAATAGTAAATGGTCAAAAGTGTCGCACCTAAAATAAATAAATTATTATCCATTATTATACTTGACACCATATTTCAGTATGTTATAAGAGGGTATAAACAACAGAAAGAGGATAATATGACAAATGACACAAAATACTTTGTAATTGAAGAGAGGGTTTATTCATACCCTAATCAACATTCAAAGTATTACATAATGAAAGACAAAGCGTACTCATTATCGGAGGCAACTAAAATGTTGATTGCTTACGAGCAACTAAATGACAGCGATACAACAAAGTATCATTTACAATTAGTTGATTTGTTAATGAGTGATAATACTCACGAACCTTTAGTATTAACTGATGAGGTGCAACAATGAGTAAGACAATGACAAAGTATCAGTTAGATCACTTTAGAGATAAAGTGAAAAGACAGTTTAACCCAATGATTGAAGAGCAAGAGTTATTGGTTAAACAATTTAAAACAGAAGCAACAGACAAAGCGGTTGACAAGCTATCTAAAAAAATTGGTGCAGATAAGATTATCAATAAATTTAGACAAGCAGAAAAAATGTTAGAAGACGCGAGAGCAACAGCGCTGACATTTTTTGAGAAGAAAAAACCAAAAGACCAAGAGTTAAACTATAACTTTAAGAGAGATAGTTATAGATATAATGATGATAAATTGTCCCTTGCAGATTGTGAAGATCAATTGAGAGAGTGGGCGTCTACACTTGCAGAAAGAGAGATTGAAAGACGACCTGAAGGGCAAAAACTAAAACAACTTAAAGACCTTAAAACAAAAGCACTTGACGTTGTTATGGAAAGTGGAACGCCTGATACATTGGCAATTGCTCTCGACAATGTATCTAAAAAGATTGGATTACGTTGGAACCAAGACCTCCAAGCACTTCCAAACTTTAAACAATAACACTTGACAGGGTATCCTATTTGATATAGGATACCCTATAGAAAGCGAGGAAAGAATGAAAACATTTAAAATAATATATTATTCTAACAAGGATAAAAAACATATTATAAGAAAAGGTACACATGATGAGAAGTCAAGATTTGGTACTTCCAAAAAAGGCGTTCCTTACTATGTATATTATGACTTGGATCAGTTAGGATATAGAACGGCAACTACAACATGGAAGGTGTATCAATGATCTGGATACCAGTAGCAATTGCAACCTTTGGTTTTGTTGGATTGTTAGGAATAATAATCTGGCACATTATGGAAGATTTGTAAAATAACACTTGACAAGGATTATCCTATAATATAGGATAGTCCTATCAACAGAAAGAGGATAATATGAACGAAGTATATACAGACAATAAAAACAGAAAGTTTATTGAATATAAAAATAAAGTATATCGAATACCAGCGCCATTCGATCAATGTTTCTTTGGTAGTGAACCAACTAAAGAGATGACTATTCATAATCGATTTAGTGATGAGAACTATACACAATCTGCAAAGCTACCAGCGTTTGCGGTTGCTATCTATGACACAATCATAGGCGCAGAGCAGACTGAAGATTATACAACTATGCAGAAAGGATTAACTTGGTTTCAAAAGAATTTTACTGATGAATATTATACATTGTTAGATTAATAATAAAACACGGGTATGCACTTCGTGCATACCCTATCCAGCATTATCCTATGCAATAACTGCATACCACCACAGGTTGTGCGCGTCTGCTTGGCGGCTCGCGGGCCCACCCTCCCCAGATAGAGGTACCACAACGATTTGCAAATTTGGAAGTTTATTTATAAGCGATCCCCGGTAAACGATAGGGATCCTATATGGCTACCCTATATAGTCAGTTTTGTATAGTCAAATCCCTCAAAATCATTATAAAGGCAAATTAAACATATAAAAAAATTTTACAAAAATTTTTTCAAATGCAAAAACAATTTAAACTAGAAGACCTAGATCAGCTGCCTCCTAAGATTAGGGATAGAGCCAAACAACTACTAAGTGGAATATCTGAAGAAGAGAAAAAAGAAAAAGCAAAAAATAATTTTTTAGATTTTACCAAACACATATGGCCTGACTTTATTGAAGGTGAGCATCATAAAATTATTGCAGATAAATTTAATAAACTAGCAACAGGAGAAATAAAAAGATTGATAGTGAATATGCCACCAAGACATACGAAGTCTGAGTTTGCATCTACATTATTACCTGCTTGGATGATTGGCAGGGAACCTAAATTAAAAATCATTCAAACAACTCACACAGGAGAACTTGCAGTACGTTTTGGTCGTAAGGCTAAGACACTAATTGATTCACCTGAGTATCAAGAAATTTTTCAAACAAGACTAAGAGAAGATAGCCAAGCCGCTGGTCGCTGGGAAACAGCACAGGGAGGAGAGTATTTTGCAGCGGGTGTAGGAGGAGCTATCACAGGACGGGGTGCAGATTTGTTAATCATTGACGATCCGCATTCTGAACAAGACGCGATGAACATGACAGCTTTAGAGAGAGCTTATGAATGGTACACATCTGGACCACGACAACGTTTACAACCAGGAGGAAAGATTGTTTGTGTTATGACAAGATGGAACACAAAAGATCTGACTGGAATTTTATTAAAGAATCAATCTGAACCTAAATCAGATCAATGGGACATAGTAGAGTTTCCGGCAATTATGCCGAGTGGTAAACCTGTATGGCCGGAATACTGGAAGCTAGATGAACTGGAATCAGTTAAAGCATCCTTATCACTCGGCAAGTGGAACGCACAATGGATGCAAAATCCAACTTCAGAAGAAGGTGCAATATTAAAACGTGAATGGTGGAAGGACTGGGATAAAGA